TTACATACAAAAACAAAAGATGTAGCGCAATATAAAAAGAAAGATTTAAAAAATAAAATTAGCGGAACTTTATTTAGCTGGTACATTTCAAAAAAAAAGGAGAAAGTAATATGATAAAAATTAATATAGCACAGGATTTTTCAAATACACCAGGTGGAAGATACAAAGTTAATGGTCCGTATTCAGGAGAAGAATTTAGAGATAATATTCTTATACCTAATTATCATAAAGCAAAAAATAATAAAGAAAAATTAGAAATAAATTTTGACGGTTGTTTTGGATACCCTTCATCATTTTTAGATGAAGCCTTTGGTGGATTAGCAGTTGCAGAGAAGTCACATGATGTTTTAAATATTATAGATTTGATATGCAATGATGATCCCAAAATAATTGATGATATAGTAAAGAGCGTTAAAGAAGCAAAAATTTGAAAATAATTTAAGGGAAAACAAATGAAGAATTTTATAAAGAAAAATTGGTATTTTATAGCCATTATAATTATCTTAGTTGTATGGTCAGTATTTAACATTATTTATGACATACGAGAATTTTTTAAGGCATCACTTTTTAATGTATTTACTATTTTCGTTACTAGCTTTTTCGCTTATGTTTTAACAGGTAATAAGGAATCAAGTAACAGGAAAAGAAGGATAGCTGAGAGTTTTATAGAAAAACTTTTAGATGAGTTAGATTATAAAATGTATGTGATAAACGATGAAAATGACGTAGGTTATATTAGAATCACACAAAGAAGTATATTTTCTCACATTAAATTGTTGAAAGAAATATTAGATAAATTAGAAATGAAAGAAGAAATAAAAGATGTTGAGTATATACAAGAGAGATTTGATAACTATTGGACTTTTGTAAGTGAGCATATAGATCAGAAAAACTATTTGCGTGATTCAAAAACGACATTACAAAATATTATAGTAGTAATAAGAGGTAAATTGGAGAACATTTTAACTAATCTATATATAAAATGATTATAACTTAACATCTAAACTGAAAGTTATAATATATATATATATACTAAGTAGTTTTGAGGGTGGTGTAATGCCACCCTTATTTTTTTGCTTTGATAGTCAGAATATAGTCAAACGCCCAAAATGCAATATAATTTAGAATAATAAAAAACCGCTCAAACGCAGTGTTAAAGCGGTTTTTGGTATGGTACGCGATCAGGGGTTCGAACCCTGGACACCCTGATTAAGAGTCAAAATCTTTGATTTTTACTTTTCTTGATAGATACGTTAACAGTATAGGTTTTATGCGGTTTACACCGCTTTTTTTATTTTTAAAACTGCCCAACAACAGCCAACAAAACCGTAAGTGTGATAGTCAAAAATATAGTCAGTCACGCAAAATAGGAATTTAATTTATCCTCGGTGTTGCTGATTGAAACTTCCGCGTCCAAATGTGTATATATCTCCAACGTAACCTGTATGCTCGAATGTCCTAATAATCGTTGTGCGGTTTTTACGTCAATACCTGCATAGTACAAATTAGTTGCATATGTATGACGGAATATATGTGGTGTAACGTCTTTTGCGATTAATCGTATAGCCGTGTCCGAACGTGAAAACTCGTCACCGCCTGCGGCAACATTCATCTTATCTAATATATTATACCAAAAACGACGGAACGATGATTTTGTCATAGGTTCACCGCTTTTCATTGTAAATAAATATATATTTTTTGCGTGTGCAATATATTCTTGCAATTCTGACAATAGTTTTGCCGGAAGAGGAATGGAGCGGTTGCCTGCGTTTGTTTTAGGCGAATTTTTTAGGTGACTTTCACCGTCCTTTATCACCAAATTTTTGTTTATGATTAATCTGCGATTTTTAAAATCAATATCTTTGACGGTCAAAGCCAGTGCTTCACCGCGTCTTACGCCAGTGTAATATAGTAGATCTACAAATACACGTTCACGTTGCGTCAGTTTTGCTTTTTCTAAAATTGCTTTCTCTTCGTTCGATAATGACCGCTTTTCTTTCTTTTGTGATTGCGGTAATGAAACTTTCAACGAAACGTCCTTGTAGATGTATTCATTTATTATCGCTTGTTGGATAATCTGTTTTATCGTCAGTCTAACGATTTCAGCAGTTCGGTAATGACCGACACTGATAATGTCATTTAACATTTCTTGAATATGATGTGACTTCAACGCACTTAAACGAATACCGCCTATTTCGGGTATAATGTGCGAATTTAGGGCGTTTAAATACATTGCATAGGTGTTATACTCTTTCGCTGATTTGTACAGTTTTAGCCACTTTATTCCCCACTGCTCTACGGTCATGCCCTCGTCATTTATTATGATACCTTTATTCTGCAAGCTTTTAAACTCAGCTACTTTTTTGTCAAGCTCCATAATTGTGCGACCGTACAGTGTTTTACGTTTCGGTTTGCCGTCATCTGTATATCCGACAATCGTACTTGTTGCATAACGTCCGTCGGGACGTTTTTTATATTTAGCCATAAATAACACTCCTTTTTCGTTTTTTGTATTGAAAATAGAGTGCATTTGTGTTACAATATCATTATGGTTGGATATTGTGTATAAATGCACTTTATTCTTTTTCCTCTGCCTGCGCCAACAGGCAGGGGATTTTTTTATTTGTAATTTATTAAAAATCGACTATTTTAATAAATTAATTACGATTTTGATACATTTTGTTACGTTTTTTGTGTTTTTAATGCGATTTTAGAATGTTTCTTCACAAATACCCAAAACTTTACCGCAACATTCGTTTCTGATATATTCATTAATGATTATATCGGAATATTTTTCATTATGTGAAATTAATCTGTCAACACCTAATTCCTTAACGTATGCGTTACCGTCCACAACAAATATTCCGATTTCACCGATTTCAATACTTGGCTGTTCTTTGACGAACAGCTTGTCGCCGTCGTGATATGTTGGCTCCATACTGTCACCCGATACACGGACAATAAAATCTGTACCCTTTGGCGGTTGGTCCACAAGGTCAACTTTTTCGGGATATTCTTCGTCTAACGGGTTGCCTGTTCCTGCCGATACGGGCATATCGTAATAAGGTACTTGGTATTTTTTAATTGGTATGATGTTATCGTAATTTGGTTCGTTTGGAATATTACGTTCTAACTCTTTTCTTATAACCACTTGAACAACTTCTTTACTGTGGTCATCAAGTTTTCTGTAATCGGATACTAATTTTTTTTCTACCGCTGAATAATTTTTTAAGTTAGAATTGTCATCAAAATCTTCGAGAGTACATTCTAAGGCTCTTGCGATAGCTTTGATAGTATCTATTTGAGGGTCTTTAGTCACTCCCGATAATATTTTTTTTAAGGTACTTATCGGAACACCAGATTTTTGCGATAACGTTTCTATTTTCATTTTTTTTGATTTGCGAATTTCTGATATTTTTGTTCCTATACTCATAACATTCAAACCTCCTTTTCAAAATCATTGTAACACATAAATAACTCATAGTCAAGAAAAAAAGTTCCAAAAGGTATACTTTTTTTCTTGCAAAAGGGTTGACAAGTTCCAAATAGTGTGCTAAGATATATATAGAAGTTCCAAATAAGGTACGAAAGTGAGGTGGTAATATGAAAGTTAAATATAGTGTTATGGCGTCAGAGATAATGAAGCGTGGAATTAGAAAAACTGCTATAGCAAAAGCCATAAGTTCTTCAACAAAAACGTTGAATAATAAACTTTGTGGGAAAAGCGAGTTTACTTGGAACGAAGTATGTACTATTCAAGCAGGCTTTCTACCTGACATATCAAAAGACGATTTAATGGCGACAGACGAACAAAAATCAGCGTAAATGAAAGGGAGTGTTGAGCAATGAGAAACAGCGACCCCTATGCAGGTATATTCTATTTAATGGGTATAATGTTCGGAGCAGTCATTGTTATTTTGTTATTAAAGGGTTGATAGAGAGGAAGTGAGGGAATGAACATAATAGAAGCAACACGCAAGGCATTAAAAGAGGGCGTAGGAATAAAGAATAAGAATGATATTACGCAGAATTATTTATTACCTACAAATACAAGAGAATGTTATATTGTTGTTCCGATTGGGTTTGCTGTAGGTAATAACACCAAAGCCGTACCACGTTGGAATCCTAAAGCAGAAGATATACTTTCAAATGATTGGGAGTTATATCCGCATAAAACGGTATAACCCCCACAAAGTATTACTGTTTTAAACAGAACTCGTATGCTACATCATCTGCGTCTTGGACTGAATAAATAAAACCGTCTTGAATTAGATTTCGGAGCATAACATCTAACTCATCTTTAGGAATTTTAAGGTCGTCCATTACATCATAAAAACATATAGAAATGTATTTGTCGTGAGTTTTGTAAAAATCAAGAATATAATTCTTCAATGCTTCCATATATAATCACCTCCATTCTACGGTGATTATAGCACAATATGAAGAATTTTACAATGAGAGATAGAAAGTAGGTGATTAAAATGGCAAAAGTAATGGTAGAAGTAAAACAAGTAGACCTGAAAACATTCCGCACGATGTTCGGAATACCGGAGCATACTGTACAACGTTGGGTACACACCAAGAATTTTCCGGCATACAAGTTGGGTCAGAAATGGTACGTTGATGTGAAAGCATTTGAAAAGTGGCGTGAAACAGAACACGCCAACAGCTATAAGTATGCGTAAAGTATAATCAAATACCTTGCAGGCAGACAAGGGCTGTCCGCATATTATCCGTAAAATAGTCAGACTTTCCCTAAGAGTTTTAATCCTTTTGCGGACGGCTCCTGTGTGCCTGTGAGGTAAGAGAAATGAGGTAAACAAATGAACACAATAGGAATTGCGTTGATAAGTTTCGGTATCGGACTAATCATAAGTTGGAAATTGGCAGAAAGGGACATAAAAAATGCTAAAAAGAAAACCAAAAACAGAGAATGAGAAAACGGAAGAATATTTTCACAGAGAAGTATTTCCGATGATTAACGCATTTGCAAAAGAGTGCAGAGGACACGCAAAACAGAAAATAACGGTGAAAGGAATATTTTCAAATGAACAAATATGTAGTAATGACGGGCAGAGATGATGTAGTGGTTTTAAACGCCGATGACAACAAGTCGGTTAAGGCATACATAGCAAAAGGATACGGCATAACAAACCGCATTAAAGCAAAGTATCCGCTTGAAATGAGTGTCACAAAGATTATCGGAGGAGAGAAACAATGACAGCAAAGCAAATAACAGAATTGCACGATTTGTGTTTGCAGATTAATTTATTTGCAGAAAGACATAATCAAGCACCTATTGCTATGTATCATATGATAGGTGATGAAAATCCATTTACAACTATGATATGTATAGAAATATATCAAACTGAACCGTTCAATATAATCAAAACATTTACATTTTCAACGGATACTATTTCGACCGAAGACGTAAAAGGAAGATATTACAGATTAGTTAAGAAGTATTTGAAAGATTTAGTCAAAAAGAATGTAGAGGTAAAAGAGAATGAATGACGAAGTAGAGAACTACAATAATGAAGAATTTATCGAGATATTAACCGCACTTGGCAGTAACACAAAAATATTGATTAATGGTAGTGCCGATTTTGAAATACGCCATTCGTGGAATAATGGTGAGCCGTATATCAATATTGTTGTAAAAGAAAAAGACCGTTAGAGCTGGCACTCGTAAACGGTCAAAGGTAATTACATAGATTAATCTATGTTTTACATATATTATACCACAAAAAAATAAAAAATCAAGAAAGGAATGATAAAAAGTGGGTAATGCAAATTTATTAGAGGTCGCTCGTGGCGCAATCGGTGAAAGATTGGACTATGAACTGGGAAAGGTTGTTGATAATATCAGCGACCTAAACACAAAAGCGGACGCAGTAAGAAAGATAACATTGACGTTATCACTAAAGCCGGACAGCGAGCGACAGAACATAAAAATGTCGACACAGGTAAAATCAACATTGACACCAACGAACAACATTGAAAGCGCGTTGTATTTGACGGAATCAGACGAGGGCAAAGCATTAGTCGAAATGTTGCCACAAGTACCGGGACAAATGGCATTAGATGGCTCGGAGCAAGACGAGCCAAAGATTATAGCGATTAAGAAAGCAATGTAATTTAAAGGAGGATAAAGATAATGATTAACAAAGAGTTTATTGAAAAAATCGAGGATATGACAGGACCAAAGGTGATTGAAACCGACCATGGCGCATTTTCAGACAAGCAACTACACAGAATTGAGGACAGATTGATTGATACAACCAAGTTGTCAAGTCTAAGTGGTTTAGTCACTATGATGAAACAAGAAATGGACAATTATGATAAGCCATTATTCGTCAGAGTGGTATCACCGGAGCAGGTTGATGTATTGGGTACGGTCAGATATGATATGCAACGTGAAAGACCATATGTTGCATATGCAAAATTCAATAGCTTTGACTTCGACAGTTATATGAGCATTGAAAATATGATTATCTGCCTAAAGTCACGTTTTGCACCGACAGAGGACAGAGATTATCTTGTACAGTTACTCGGCAACATTACCGATCAACAATCAGTTCAGACGAAAGATGACGGTATAACACAATCGGCAACCGTCAAGAGCGGTATTCAGCTGGTTGGCGAACAGAGAATAAAACCGATTGTTTCGCTAAAGCCATACAGAACGTTTTTAGAGGTAGAACAACCAGAAAGCGACTTCCTAATTAGATTAAAAGACGGAAGTGCGGCACTGTTTGAGGCAGACGGTGGAGCTTGGGAACGTGAGGCAGTAAAAAATATTGCGGACAAGCTAAGAGAACTACTTGCCGATGTTCAAAATGTACATATAATCGAATAATAAAAAAGCGGGGGAATTTAATTTCCCCCGCAATACCGTTCAACGGCATATATTATAACACGCTTATATCTTAACACATAGAAAGGAAAATGTCAAATGAACATATACGAAATAGACAATGCAATGTTTTCTTTAATTGACGAAGAAACAGGCGAAATAAAGGATTACGAGGCATTTGAAGAACTACAAATGCAGAGAGAAGAAAAAATCGAAAATACAGCGTTATGGTATAAAAATCTTGTAGCCGAGAGCAAAGCTATAAGAGAAGAAGAAAAAGCACTTGCGGAACGTCGTAAGTCGTTGGAAAACAAGGCTGAAAATCTGAAGAATTTCATAAATCGAACATTGCAAGGTAATAAATTCGCTACTCCAAAAGTGGCGATAAGTTACAGAAAGTCAACGGCGGTGGAAGTTGATGACGAATTTATCGACTATGCAATGAAGAACAACAGTGACTTACTGACATATAAGCAACCTGAGCCGAACAAAGCGGTCATTAAGGAAATGTTGCAGGGCGGTTTTGATATTCCGCACGCAGAGTTGACCGTGAGAAACAACATGAGTATAAAATAAGGAGTGATACATATGGGAATACCGGTTTTAATTATGGGCGAAAGCGGTAGCGGAAAAAGTGCAAGTATGAGAAATATGGTACCTGAAAAGGTAGGTGTATTCAATGTTGCAGGGAAACCATTACCGTTTAAAAATGGCAAAAATTTTAAAACTGCTGACAATCCGTCATACAAAACAATAATGAACAGTTTGAAAAATGCAAAGCTAAAATGCTATGTGATAGATGACAGTCAATATTTAATGGCATTTGATTTTTTTAACAAATCTAAAGAAGTAGGTTATCAGAAGTTTACCGAAATAGGATATAACTTTGAGCAACTAATACGAACAGTGCAGACTGATACACCGCACGACTGCATTGTATATTTTCTGCACCATACAGAACAGATGCCTAACGGAAGTCTTAAGGCGAAAACAATCGGCAAAATGCTTGATGAAAAATTAACGGTTGAGGGATTATTCAGTATTGTTTTGATGTGTGTTGCAGATGAAAACAAACATGTATTTTTAACACAATCAAACGGAATAAGTACGGCAAAGTCGCCTATGGATATGTTTGATTTAGAGATTGATAATGATTTAAAAATGGTTGATGAAACAATAAGGGAATATTACGGACTGAATGAGGAGGATAAAAATAATGAATAAAATACAAGGATATGACGAAGCACAATCGTACACAGGTGAGAGCAGAACATTGCCGGCAGGTAAATATATCTGCGAAATCAAGGGTGCAAAAGAAGTTGCAACAAAAACCGGAAAAAAGCAATTAGTGTTGCAATTAGACATTGCAGAGGGCGAATATAAAGACCATTACAGTAATCTATATGCGGCGAATGCTGAAAGAAACGGAACGAACGCAAAATGGAACAACGGAGGACTTTTCAGACAAGGATACGAGGGTAAACAATTACCATTTTTTAAAGGTATGATAAGTTGTATTGAAAAAAGCAATGAGGGCTATGAATGGAATTGGGACGAAAAAACGCTTAAGGGTAAGAAAATAGGTGTATTGTTTGGACGTGAACAATACCTGATGAACGGTCAAAAAAAATGGGCGACTAAGGCAAGAGCGGTAAGAAGTATCAAAGGATTGGAAATGTCCGAAATTCCACAGGATAAACTACTTGATGGAAGTACATCGGGATTTGATACAAGCGGATTTGATGATGAGGACGAATCGGAAGAAGATTTGCCGTTTTAATATAGGTTAAGGAATGGGTGCTATGGAGAATGAAAACAGAATAACGATACCCGATTTCAGTAAGGACGATTTTTTAATATCATCAAAACCGTTTCAATGGATAATAGACCAAGCAGACGGCAACGAGTTCATCAAAGGTCAACTTGTGGCGCAAATGGCGGAAAAGGCAAAGAAATTAAAAGTATCTAATTTCCGAACACAATTTTCAAACTACGTCAGAGCGCAAAAGGGTCAAAGCATTGTTTACGGCAACGTAATGGAGTTCAGTGGCACTGCAATAATGTGGGATACAGGCGAATGGATAGCAACTGATGACGGAGTGTATAGGTTTAAAGGACAGTTCAGCGAAAAAGTGACGGCGTGTCCACACCCGATATTTATGATAACAAGATATTCAAATGTAGATACTGATGTTGAAAGTGTGCAACTTGTTTACGGCAGACCGGGACGAAATTATAAAACTAAAATCGTCCCACGTTCTGACCTTGCAAGTGCGAACAAAATCGTAAAATTAGCTGAATACGGTGTCGGTGTAACATCGGAAAACGCAAAGGCACTTGTACAGTTTTTAAGTGATTTTGAAAGTATAAATTACGACAAAATAATCGAAAAGAAATCATGCGATCATATGGGTTGGGTAGGCAGAGGATTTAAAGAATTTGCACCGTATATATCAGATTTGGAGTTTGAGGGACAGGACAGTTTCAGACAGTTATTTAATTCGGTAAGAGAGGTCGGCAGTTATGAAAAATGGCTTAAAACAATCAGAGATTACCGCAAAAACGGTAATATAGTTGTTCGCATGGTTATGGCGGCGAGTTTTGCGAGTGTACTGTTAAAACCGCTTGGAGCATTGCCGTTCTTCGTTCACCTATGGGGCGATACAGAAACGGGTAAATCGGTTGCGCTACTTGCGGCAGTGTCTGTATGGGCTGAGCCGGTTATTGGTAAATATGCCTATACATTCAATTCTACTGATGTAGGTAATGAATTATATGCGGCGTGTTTAAATTCACTGCCGTTATGTATGGACGAATTGCAGATACTGAATAAACGTTCGGATTTTGATGATATAATATATCGTCTGTGCGAGGGTACAGGACGTTTACGCGGTAAAAAAGACGGTGGTATACAAAATATTAAGACGTGGCGAAATTGTATTATAACCACAGGCGAACGCCCGATAACGTCAATGTCTTCCGGTGGCGGTGCGGTCAATCGTGTTATTGAAATAGAATGTAACGGCGGTAAGTTCTTCAAAAATCCGAGAGAATTTTGCAGAACGATACAGTCAAGCTATGGTCACGCAGGCAAAGTATTTGTTGAGAATTTGACCGAAAATCTTGCAGAGGCAAGAGAATTACACGAAAAATACATAAAGCTGTTAGAGGACAATACGGACGCCACAGACAAACAAATTGCGTCAGCGGCGGCATTATTAACCGCTGATGAACTGTCTGAACGTTGGATATTTAATGACGGTATAAGAATAGGCATAGATGATATTAAGCCATATTTACAGACAAAGGATATGTTGAACGTCAACAGACGTGCGTATGATTATCTGCGAGAAGAAATTATCGCAAATCATAGCAATTTCACATCAAATGGCAATGAGTGTTGGGGGATAGAGCAGGACGGCAATATATACATATTGAAAAATCGGTTTAATTCGATAATTACTGACGGTGGATTTAATCCGCAGTCAACACTTTCATGGATGATTCGTAACCATAAAATTGCACGTCACGAAAACGGCAGACGTGATATATCCAAGCGAATTAATGGCGCAAAAGCACATTGTATCTGTATCTATGTAGATGATATAGACGACTACGAGAACATTGAAAATGATGAAGATTTACCGTTTTAATATAAAAAATGTCCCCAAGTCCCCAACGTCCTCAACAAAACTATAATGTATATATAGTAATATTTATTTGATTAATTATTAAAAATCAAAAAAATATTGTCCTATAAAGAATAATAAAAAATGTGTGGACATTGGGGACATATACCGATAAATCGCATAGGTATCGTATTCGGTAGCCCCCAATTTTAAAAATACTGTTTGGGGGCGTGGGGACGCATATATAAGGAGTTAAACAATGAAATTATTTGATTATCAAGAAAAAGCACTTGCATTGACAAGTGATAAAGATAATTCGGCATTTTACTATGATATGGGATTAGGTAAGACATTTATAGGCAGTGAACGATTACGATTATACGGTGAACGTGTGAATGTAGTCGTGTGTCAGAAGTCTAAAATCAAGGATTGGTACGAACATTTCAAAGAACATTATAAAGATTATGCAGTATTTGATTTGACGAACAAAAAAGATATGCAGGCATTTATGATATATCCGATATACAAATGTATCGGTATCATAAATTATGAATTGGCATACAGACGTGAAGAATTAAAACAATTAACGAATTTTACTATGATGTTAGATGAAAGTTCAATGATAAAAAATGAAACTGCAAAACGTACGAAGTTCATATTATCGTTGAAACCGTCACACACAATATTGTTATCCGGTACACCGACAGACGGCAAGTATGAGTTCCTGTATTCGCAGTTACGCTTGTTAGGCTGGAAGATTACCAAAACCGCATATTATAACCGATACATAAAAACGGAATTAAGAAGTTACGGCGGTCCGATATTTAGAGCTGTAACAGGATACAAGAACGTAAACGAATTAAAGGCAAAACTAAAGGAATACGGTGCGGTATTCGCTAAGGCGGAAGAAGTTATTAAGTTACCGGAAAAGAAGTTTATCAAGGAATATTCAACCGTTTCATCAGACTACAAAAAGTTTATGAAAGACCGAGTAATTAAGATAGATGATAAGGAATTGACAGGCGACAGTACATTGTCAAAAAGGTTATATGCAAGAATGTTATGCAGTGCATACAGTAAGGACAAAATATCAAGATTGATTGATTTAGTTAATTCTACATCTGACAGGGTTATTATATTCTACAATTTCAATACCGAACTTGAAACATTAAGAAAAGTGCTGTTTGATAGACCGATAAGCATAGTAAACGGGCAAGTTAAGGACCTAAAGGAATACGAAAATAACGATAATTCAGTTACATTGATACAATATCAAGCCGGAGCTATGGGATTAAATTTGCAAAAGGCGAACAGAATTATATATTTTTCTCTGCCGGAACGTTCGGAACTGTTTGAGCAATCAAAAGCGAGGATATGCCGTATCGGTCAAGAAAAACAATGCTATTATCACATAATGATGTGTCATAAGAGCGTGGAAGAAAAGATATATGAGTGTCTGTTAATGCGAAAAGATTATACAGACGAATTATTCAGAAAGGAATTTGGCTGATGGCAGAGGAAAAGAATTTTGAAAATCGAGTTAAGCAATGGCTTAGAAGTAAAGGCTGTTATGTGGTTAAATATTATGGTTGCGGAGGTACAAGAGCGGGCGTTCCTGATTTGATTGTATGTGCAAATGGTAGATTTATCGGTGTTGAAATTAAAGCTGAATACGGTAAGTTGGCACCGTTGCAACGCAGTCATTTAGATAAAATATTAACTTCCGGCGGTGCGGTGACAGTCCTTAGACCGTCTGAATTTGACGGATTTAAAAAGTTCATTGAGGAAGTGCTGAATGATGATTGATAAAGCTACAAGAAATAAGCTGAAAGCTAAGGCAAACGAATTGTCGGATATATGTGTAACCGATGGCGAAAAGTTTGCAAAATGCTATGATGATATGTATAACAGTGGTGAATTTAATTGCGGGGAATGTTTCATCATAGCACGATTAGCTGATTTATATACTGCAATAAAACAGGGCATTATTGATAAAACTGACGGTGCTAAACAACAAAGTGAAATATTTAAAATCATTGAATTGGAGGAATAGAGTAATGAGAACAGAACAATTTGAAGAAGTTATAAACAACCGCATAGAAACGTGTAAAAGCGTTCTATGCAGTAAAGCAGAAGAATACGCAACCGATGATAGATTACATAATTTCAAAGTGGCAGGCGAATTGCAGAAATGCACAGCGGTTAAAGCGTTAGGCGGTATGATGGCAAAGCATACTGTCAGCGTGTATGATTTGATTGACGATTACGAACAGGGCAAGGCAATATCAAAAGAAATGTGGGCTGAAAAGATAGGTGACAGTATAAATTATCTGCTGTTACTTACGGCGTTGTTGGAGGAAGATGAAAATGTTGACAAATAAAGATATTGAAAAAATTATGAAAATAGTTCAAGACTGTAAGATTGAAATGACTGATACACTATTCGGAACAAGGCCTGAACACATTAAAACATTTGCAGAGGGTTTTATGAGGTGTAGGAACAAAATAGCGGCAGAATTAATTTGTTTGCAAGATACGTTAAACAAAAATGTAATACCGAACAAAATATCAATCGAAGAATGCGATTTTTCTGTACGAACACATAACTGTTTGCAACGTGCCGGAATAAAAACTCTCGGTGACATCAAGAGTGTTGAGCAGTTGCACAATGTAAGGAATTTAGGCAAAAGAAGTGTAAACGAAGTAATTGATAAACTACGAGAATATGGTATTGAACTACCGGAAAGTGAGGGACAAAATGCAAGTAGAGTTGAAAGTGAACGATAAAAGCGTTCGAGTTGAAATGACGGAGAAACAGTTGAAAGAGCTGGGATTGATTGAGGAACAACGAACAGGATATGAGAGGGTTAAAAAAGGTGAAATGTATTATCTTGTCGATATATATAATAATATAATGAGAGTTACAGAATATAATGACCAAGGTGATAAGCAAAGTTATAGCACAGGAAACTATTACAGCAACAAGATGATTGCCGAGAACAATGCTCGTGCAGACAGATTACTCCGTCAACTAAGACGATGGCAGGCACAAAATGACGAGCCTATTTCAGTAGAAGATTGGAACAATGAAAGTAAAAAGAAGTGGTTTATTATATATAGTTATAGTTCTGAAGAAATGTACGCAGAGTATTATTATATTATGCGATTACCTAATACAATATATTTCGCCACCAAAGAAAAAGCCGAAGAAGCTATTGAAGTATTCAGAGATGAACTGCTATGGTATTTTACCGAGTATGTTCAGAGATTAGACGAGGTGCAAAATGACTAAAGAACAATTATGTTGGACGTGTCAGAAAGCTGGCGGTGATTGTTCGTGGAGCAGTTGCTTTCAGCCTGTGGAGGGTTGGACTGCTAAAAAGGTACACCGCAAGACATACGATTCGTATAGAATAACAAAGTGTCCGGAATATGTACCGGATAAGAAAGCATAGGGGGAATTAATTTGACAAAGGAAGAGCTAAAACAGTATCGCAGTATTGTAGCGGAATTAAACGAGGTAAATGACAGAATAAACAGTAGTACAGTACACGGAACTGTCACAGGCTCTGACAGTGAGTTCCCGTACGTTAAACACTGTATTTCTGTATCGGGCGTTGAGCCAACGCGAAAGAACGAGAATGATATTATATTACGTCAACGATTGGAATGGCAGAAAAACAAGATTGAATTATTTGTCGCTACAATATCCGACAGTGAAACACGTCGTATATTCCGATACAGATACATAGACGGAACGGTAATGCCGTCGTGGCAGTGGATAGCGTTCAAAATAGGACATCACGATGAACAATATCCGAGAAGAAAACATAATAAATTTTTGAAAATGACGAAAATGACGAAAAATCTATGATAAAATTTATAATGCGAAAAGAATGAGCAAACAAAAAATAATGCAAAACATATATACAGTGCAATATTTTGTGTTCTATATCTTACCGCTCGTTATTTTCGTAAAAAGGTAGTGTATCATCGTGAGATGATGGGTGAATATCTCGTGTGATTTGTGGGAGTGGAGATATTAAAATGATAAAGTCACAGGCTATATAATTTGTGTAGTGTGTAACGCAAATAAATAGACAGCGGTAACCGTTATGGTGAAACTGTCTATTTTGTTTAGGAGGAATAAAATAATATATTAATGCATAATTTAATTCCACGGAGGATAAAAATGAAAAAAAGTAGTGGAAATATTTATAATAGTATGTTATTATATATTCATAACTTAAAAAAGAGGGATAGATATATGATAATAGTGAATAGTGAAAAATTATTTCAAAAACTTAATGAAATATGGGGTAATAGACCTTGTCCTATGTGCGGGAACAATCAATGGACGGTTTCGGAAGATATATATACTCCAACATTGTTAAGCGAAAGTGGAGCAATAGAATTGGGCAATAAAATGCTCCCATTGATACCGGTATCATGTAAGCGCTGTGGTAATACTGTTTTTGTTAATGGAAAAATTTTAGGATGTGTAGAAGAAACTAACATTACGAAGGATGGAAAAGTGGATGCTAAATAGTAATATAGATACAACTATTATAAATAGTCAAGGAAGTTCTTATTATTTGGACAAAGATATAACATTGAAAGGAAATCCACTTTTAAAAAGATATCATGGAAATGAACAAAAGATTAATACAAGAATTATTAATAATGCGATAGGAATGATATGGGCAGGAATAATAATTATTGCATTTGGAATTGGCATGGCTTTTATGAAGGAAGGGATTTCGACAGGCATTATATCCTTGGTGTCAGGTGCAGTGATTGAATTAATATCTGGAACTATATTAGTATTAGCAAAATATGAAATGAATAGTAAAGATAAATATTTTGAGACACTTTCAAAAACAGAGGATCATAGACAACTGATAGACTTTATAAATAGTATTCAAAATGACGAAATTCGAGCTAAATGCCAAGAACAGTATGTAAATCAATATACATCATTATTTATGAAATAATACATAAACACACCTAATCGGGTGTGTTTTTCTTATGGGATAAAACAGGAGGTGATAAGAGTGACTGAGAAACAAAAGTTGTTTTGTGAGGAATATTTGATTGATTTGAATGCAACGCAAGCGGCGTTAAGAGCAGGATATTCGGAAAAGACGGCGTATTCGATTGGGAATGAGAACCTGAAGAAACCTGAAATTCAAGAATACATACAAAAACGGCTGAAAGAGAAAGAGGACGCTCTTATTGCCAAGCAGGATGAGGTCTTAAAAACGCTTACGGCTGTTATGCGACGTGAGAAACCCGAAACGGTTGTAGTGACGTGCAAAGCACGAAAATCACACTATGACGACAATGGCAAGAAAGTCACTGACGAGGCGGAGCAACCGATATGTGTTGAAATACCGACAAAGGTGTCGGACGTAAACAAAGCGGCGGAAATGTTGGGTAAATACTACGCATTGTTTACAGACAAATTAAACGTTGACGGTGATATGGACTACAGCATTAAGATTGATTACGGAGGCGGTGACGAATGAACAAAATAACAGTACCGTTCAATCCGATATTTAAGCCTGTACATCAATGTAAAAAGCGTTATGTTGTAATGAAAGGCAGTGCCGGAAGTGGCAAGAGTGTTGATACCGCACAACTGTACATATTGCGTTTAATGCGTGACAAAGGGCGTAATTTGGTATGTGTGCGAAAGTCCGATATAACAAACCGTGACAGTACATTTGCCGAGTTGGAAAGTGCCATAAACCGTATGGGCGTAGGCAGAGCGTGGCGAGTTACGCAAAGTCCGTTGTCGTTCACCTGTATAAACGGCAACAAGATTATATTTCGTGGTGTCAACGATAACAAGCAACGTGAAAAACTGAAATCAATCACATTTGCAAACGGTAAGTTGACCGACGTATGGATTGAGGAGGCTACGGAGCTTGTGCAACAGGATTTTGAAATAATTGACGACCGTCTGAGAGGCGAACTTCCGGACGGTCTTTTTTATCAAATAAAATTGACATTCAATCCGGTATCATCAAGCCATTGGATAAAGAAAGTGTTTTTCGATATACAGGACGATAATGTCTTAACGCATCAAAGCACATATTTAACAAACCGATTTTGTGATGATGCATACAGACAACGTATGCTACGTCGTAAAGAAGTTGACCCCGAGGGGTACAGAATTTACGGTTTAGGCGAATGGGGCGAAACAGGCGGATTGATATTCTCGAACTATCGCATTGAAGAATTTGAAACAGATATGAGCCGTTTTGACGCTATGGCAATAGGACAGGACTTCGGATTTAATCACGCAAACGCCATATTAACGTTAGGTTATAAGGACGGCGATATTTACGTTTGTAATGAACTGTATGTACACGAAATGGATACGACAGAGATTATTCAAAAAGCTGACGGGAAGTTCAGTAAAAGTCTTGCGATGTGGTGTGACAGTGCAGAGCCGGACCGTATAAAAATGTGGCGAAAGGCAGGCTATCGCGCAAGGGCAGTTGTTAAAAATCCGAACAGTATACAGTCGCAAATTGACTGGCTGAAAGGCAGAAAGATACACATTCACCCGTCGTGCGTGAATGTAATCAAAGAGATACAGCAATGGCGTTGGCGAGTTGATGAGAAGTCGGGCGAGTATACTGATGAACCTGTCAATGTATTTGATGACGCAATGGCGGCACTGCGTTACGGTGTCGAGAGCTGGCGAAAGGATAAAAAGGCTAAAATATATTCACGAGAGGAGTACGGAATATGATAATTGATGAAGATATAGTCGCAGGCGGTGTGACACCGTTTATCATAACAAAATTGATTGAACGGCACGAGCGAGAGCGACAGAGATACCGATTATTGCACGATTACTATATGGGCGATCACCGCATTTTAAGTCGCAGAAAAAGAGGTAAAAACGTGGCAAACAACCGCATAATGTGTAATCACGCAAAGTACATAACGGATATGACACAGAGTTATCTTGTCGGCAATCCCGTAACATATGCGGTGTCGGACGAATACGATATTGAGGCAATCAAAAACGAATATTTGGAACAGGATATGCCGAGTGTGGACAGTGAAATCGTAAAGAATATGAGCATTTACGGCAAAGCATATGAACTGATTTATGCAGATGAAAAAAGCAAGCCGAGAAGTGTCCGATTGGACCCGGAGCATACATTTGTATGTTACTCGCAGTCGGCATTTGAAAAGCCGTTGTTTGCGGTGTATTACTACAAGAAATACGACCTTGACGGCTACTGCACAGGCAGTATTTGTCGTGTGTATGACGAGTCATTTATATATACATACACAGGTCTTGACAGCTATACGGCATTGTCATTGCAAAATGTTGAACCACATTACTTTTTTGATGTACCTATTATCGAATACAGAAATAATACGGAAATGCAGGGCGATTTTGAACAGCTTATAACACAGATTGACGCATACAATGTGTTGATGTCAGACCGAATAAACGACAAGGAACAATTCGTTAATTCGCTGTTGTTTTTGTGTAATTGCGACCTTGACACCGAACAGGCAAAAAAATTATTGGTAGAACGTATCTTGATGGGTGACGGTGACGCAAAGGCGGAGTATCTGTCAAAGGTGCTGAACGAGGCTGATACAAAGGTGTTGCGTGATGATATTAAGGACGATATACACCGTTTGTCACACGTTCCCGACCTGTCGGACGAAAGTTTCGGAAACAACTTGTCGGGTGTGGCGATAAAGTACAAGCTGTTGGGATTTGAACAGCACGTCAAGAACAAAGAGCGTAATTTCGCTAAGACATTGAGAAAACGTTTAGAGATTTACAACAATTTCTTAGTGACATTAAACGCAATGAAAGAAGTGCCGTCGCACAGAGTTGATATAGGATTTACATATAACTTGCCTGCAAACGAACTTGAAATAGCGCAGATGATTAATTACCTCAAAGGTCTTGCGTCTGACGAAACATTATTAGAACGTTTGCCATTCATCACAGACGCAAAGGAAGAAGTTGAAATCGCACGCAGAGAGCAAGCGGAAAAGTCCGCTGAGGATATACGTATCGCTGAAAGTTCGGCAAGGAAAGTAAACTACAATGAAGAGTAAGGCATATTGGGTAAAACGTGCCGTTGAAGTTGAAACATATTTACAATCGCAAGCGGACAGTGTTAAGGACGGTGTAATTAAGGCATATGAGCGAGCAATCAAGAATGTAAACAATGACATTGAGAAAACGTTTAAAGCCTATATTTCAACCGATATACCCGAAAAAGAGGCACGCCGATTAATGAGCATAGCCGACAGCGATAAGCAGTACGAAGAACTGCTTGAACTGTACGACGAAACAGACGACAAGACAGTCAAAAAGGAAATTCTAAACCGCATAAATGCACAGGCATACGGTGCGAGAATTAGCCGATTAGAGGCACTGAAACGGAATGTATATATCTATTTCAGACGTGTGGCAAATGAAGCTGTTAAGGAGCAAAAGAAACTGTATGACAGCGCGGTAAAGACGGCGTATTATACGAATATTTTTGATACCGCACAAGGATTGAATTGCGGAATTGATTTTTCACTAATTCCGCAAAGAGCGGTTAATATGGTATTAAGAGAGCCGTGGCACGGTCACAACTACAGCGAGAGAGTGTGGATACATAACGACAGATTTATACAGGCAGTCGGACAGACGATTGAGGACGGTATAATCAGCGGTCACAGTGTAAGCCGTATGACCGATAAGCTGATTGATTACGTCAAAGATACTGCACCGGGTGGAATACGAACATCAGCCGAAACGCTTGTGCGAAGTGAAACGGCGCATTTTATGAACCAAGGTCAAAAGATGGCTTATGAGGAAATCGGCATAAAGAAATATCAATTTGTAGCGGCACTGTCTGAATTGACGTGTGACAGGTGCGGAAGTCTTGACGGTAGCGTGTTTGATACCGACAAAGCCGTTGAGGGCGAAAACTTCCCACCGATACACCCACGTTGTCGGTGCGTTACGATTATGGCAGACGTGAATTTAACAAGCCGTATCGCCCGTGACCCACTCACAGGCGAAAATTACAAGGTTGACGGAAGTATGACGTTTGATGAATGGAAAAACAGTTTGTCGGACGAACAGAGAAATGCTTTAAAATATGTTGCAAATAGTGAAAAACGTGGTATAATAGAGATGAAAAGAAAAAAGAACGATAATACATCAGAAACTATGCCCAAAAAGCAACTTCAAAAAATAATTAAAAGGTTTAAGAAGTTGGGAGGAACTATTCAAATGAGCGAGGAAACGGATAAATATTTGGATAGTAAATTAGCCGAAGCAATTACATATGATGCGCATACAATTTTATTACGTCAAAAACCTAGTCGTGCCAGTGTATTTGAAGAGCTTATACATTCCGCTCAATATGGAACGGGGAAAAATGATGGAAGTTATATTAGTCGATTAAAGTGTGAAATAGAGGCACAAGAGAAATTACTAAGATACCAAAAAGCATACAGACTTACTAAAATTGAGGTCGAACAAACAGAAAAGGCTTTAAATGATTACAAAAATGAATTAAAACTATACTATGAAAAAGGCGGTGTGTGATATGGATATAATAAATTCATTGAAAATTGGACAAAATATATCGGTACAAATCAATGACAACGGTATAAACTTAAAAAATGGGGGATATGTTGCAGATGAAAACGGAAACCGCTTTAAAATATTATCAGTAGCGATGATAAATAATCATAAACGATTAATTGATAGTAATGCAGAGTTATTGTTGGCGGGAGATGTTAATAATATCGGAAAAAAATTATATACGATATGATTTAATGAAAAAGAGTGTGTAAGAAAAAATTAAATATAAATTAAATATTAAAAGCACGTCTTATGGCGTGCTTTTTTGATACACTGAAAGGCGGTGATAGTGTGAGAGTAGGCACAACATACACATAGAAGCAAGGAATGGTGATCCGATTATCTCCCTGTTAGACGTGGGGTTATACGTCTTATTTTTATACAATTTTTCAGAAAGGAATGATTTGAATGGCAGATACAGCAGAGCAAACAGAAAATCAAGAGCAAGAGAAGTCCACAGAGCAGAAGCCTTCCGAGCAAAAAAGCGACGACAATCAAAAGGCGATTGATGAAGCGATAGCTAAGGCAAAAGCGGAGTGGGAAAAGAACCTTGAACAAAAGCTAAAGGACGCTGAAAACGAGGGCATGAGAAAAGCCAAAATGACAAACGAGCAAAGGCAGAAAGAAGCGGACGACAAGGAAAGGGCAGAATTTGAAAAGGCAAAGGCAGAGTTTGAACGTGAAAAAATCGTTGCATATGCCGAAACGGAACTTGCCAAAGTCGGATTGTCTGCCGAGATTGCAAAGTACATCATAGCAGAGGATAAGGATAGCACAAAGACGGTTATTGACAAGATAAAAGAAAGCTATGACAAAGATGTACAAGCAGGTGTTACCGAGCGTTTAAAGGGCAAAACACCGAATTTAAACGGTGGCAGTGGCGGTCACAACACAGGCAGTTTTATGGACATAATCAGAGAAAATCAGAGATAAGGAGTGAAGTGTAAATGAGTTATTTGAAAAATGAATTGACAGGTTTTGTGCCTGTCGAGCAAGCAACAGACATCATCAAAATGGTGACAAGGGGTTCAAGTGTTTTAAGAATGGCGAAAGTCGAGGAAATGAAACACGAGAAAAAGAAGTTTAACGTACTTACAGACGGTCCGGGTGCTTACTGGGTCGGTGAGGGTGAAAGAATTAAGACAAGCGGTGCTACTTGGATTCACCCTGAAATCGAGGCTAAGAAGTTAGCCGTTATTATTCCGGTAACAAAGGAAAAGTTGGAAGATACGACTATCAGCGTATTTGAAGAACTAAAGCCGGAAATCGCAGAGGCATTTTACAGAGCGATTGACGCGGCGTGCATTTTCGGTACAAATTCACCGTTCAAGACAAACATTATGAACGCTATCGACAGTAAGCATATGGTTGTTACGGACAATGCAAATATTGATATTGCTATGTCTGACGCAATGTCGATGATTGAAGAAAACGGCTATGACCCGTCGGGATTTATCGGTCGTATCGGTGTTAAGAATATGCTGAGAAAATTGCGTGACGCAAACGGCGCACCTGCATATGTCAACGGTACAACAGGCGGTGAGCTGTACGGTCAGCCTATCGAATTTGTGCGCAACGGTGCGTGGGACAACAAACGTGCCGATATTATCACAGGTAACTTTAAGTATGCCGTTGTCGGTATGCGTGCCGGTATCAACTATGAAATCTTGACGGAGGCTACACTTCAAGGCACTCTTGACAGTGACGGTAAACCGCTATCACTTGCGGAGCAGGATATGGTTGCAATCAAAGCTACTATGCGTTTAGGTTTCCTTGTGGTTAAGGACGACGCATTTGCCGCATTTAAGAACGGTGTTCCGACGATGGGTGAATTGGACGTTGAATCGGTTGCCGGCACAACAGGCAACACTGTTATTACGGTATCGCCAAAGCCTATCGGCGGTCACAAGTTGGTTTACAAGACTGCCGCAAGCACCGCTCCAAGTGTTGCGTATGACGACGATTTGTCGAAGTGGACAGAGTTTAACAACGGTGATGAAATCACTGCGACAAACGGTCACAAGATTACAGTTGCGGAAGTTACCGCAGACGGAAAGGCGAGAAAGTCGGGTACTGCCGACGTTGTAAGCGGTGAATAATATGGAACAGTTGGGGACACTAAAAATGTTGTTGGGAATTAAGGACGACGAGCAAGACAGCTTGTTGTCCTTTTTGATTGAGGACACGGTTAATATGATTATGGCGTATTGTCATATTGATGTACTGCCTCGTCAGCTTGAAAGCCTTGTTCCGAAGATTGCGGCGGATATGTACAGGGCGAAAGGTTACGGGGACAGTAAAAGTCCCGAAGTAGTCAAGAGCATAAGTGAGGGCGAACGTTCTGTGACATATACCGAAACCGACAACGATAAGATTTTCAGCAACTATTATAAACGCCTTGATCCGTTCCGTAAACGAAAGGGGCGTGTTCCGAGTGACATCAGTATTCAGTGATTTTTACGATAAAACTGTTATAATCGCAGAATATGAAATTGACGACTATACAGGTAAAACCGAAAAGACTGTATTGTCCGAAATTAAAGCCGATGTACAACCGTACAGTGGTGGCAGAGCAAGAGAGCAATACGGTTTAGATATAGAATGTCAAATGCGTATGTTCTGCGATATGTCAGACGATGTAAAGGTCGGTAACAGGGTTGAATATGATGGCGACATATATGATATAACATATGTGCAGAAATGGGACAGCGGTTTGGTAGCAATGCTCGAAAGGAGTAGGCTGAAATGAATTTTTCAATCGAGGGGATAGACAACGTTGTTGATAAGCTGACACAGTATGCGTCGGGCGATAAGATACAAAAAGGTCTTGCCCTTGCCGGTGAGGTTGTAAGAGGACACGCAGTGTCAAATTGCCCTTTTGATACAGGACGACTTAGGGGCAGTATCGTAAGCCAAGTGGACGGTGACAGCGTTGCAATCGGTCCGACTGCCGATTACGGCATTTATGTTGAATTCGGCACGGGCTCAAAGGGCGACAAATCTGTTTCGCATACGTCAAAAAGACACTGGACGTATTACAGTGGCGGTCGATTTTACACAACGTCGGGTCAAGCACCACAGCCGTTCCTCGTACCTGCACTGAAAAATAACATCAGCGAGATAATCGCTAAGTTTAAGGAGGTGTATAACTCGTGAAACGAGTTATAGCGAGCAAATACGAAGTATTTGTGTTAGCGTAGGGAGGGTGATACGGTGTTTGATATTGGTTTGGAATTACGGGATATTTTAAAGCAAATAGACGGTGTAAGTGTATGCTTTGCATATCCCGATAATTTTAATAAATTGCCCGCAATAGCATATTACACGCTAACGGACAAAGGCTCAATGTCATATGACAATACGGTCGTTACGAATGATACGACTGTTCAGATTGATATTTACGCCGATTATCCGCAAACGTGTTTTGAATTGTCGGAGAAAGTATATAAATTGCTTACGGATAATGAATATTATCACGAAATGACAATGGACGTACCTAATCCCGACGACAAGAGTATAAAACATAGGACAATGAGATTTACGAAAGTAGTAGAAAGGAATGATTGATTTATGGCAACAGGAAAAGAAGTAAGAGGTAAGGTTATAACGGGTGTAGAACGCTACACATTTTTTGAAGTTGAATCGGATACGGCAGAGGGTATTACATATAAAGAGCCGTGTCACCTAAGAGGTACCGTTGAAATAGCTCCGACAGACGCAGGCGGTAGTGATGTTTTTGACGCAGACAATGGGGCGTATGATGTAGTAAGCTATGTTGAAAAGTTGGGACACGAATTGACAAACGCCGATATTCCACCTGAAGTCGACGCAATGTGGCGCGGATTGGAATTGAAAAACGGCGTATTAAGTTTCACTGATAATGGTAAGACAGTATATTTCGGTGTAGCGTGGAAAGTAAAAATAAAAGACCCAAACAAGTCGGGATTCAGATATATCAGATATAGAAAAGGCTCATACAGTTTTGGTTCCCACGTTGGAGCAAAGACAGCTCCGTCAAGCGGTGCGCCTGAAAGACAGACGGCAAAAGCAACATTTACAGCTGTTAAGCCTGATTATAACAATGTATACTATGATGTTATTGATGAGTGCGATTTGCCGGAGGGTGTAACAGTAGAGGAACTTGAAGAAAAGTGGTTTACCGATATGAATTGGTATCCTGTGAAGAAAGAACTTTAAGACAAGGCACGCCGAAAGGCGTGCTTTTTTCGTATAGAGAGGAGCGAGTAACAATGCAAAGAGTATTAACATTTGTACACAACAAAAAGAAGTATGTATCAAAACCGTGGTGTTTCGGTGCGGCAACGTTGGTTGAAAAAGAATATATGGACGTTGCAGAGGGTGAAAAAGTAACGGCTACGTCGGTATGTGCAGATGCCGTTGACTATCTGTTTGAGGGTACAGAGGCGACACAAGATATTTTGGACACGGCTGTTTCAGCAAAAATGAGAATGTGTCGTGAAGTTATGAAGTGGTTTATGGACGATTTTACGGGAAAAAACGAGGAAAGCCTGCCGGAGCAGGCAACCGAAAAGGAAGATTAAGCGATTTATATGGGACAATGCTGAAATATCACGGTATATTGCCGAATGATTTGGCAAAACAAGACCCAAGATTATTACTTGCAGTTATAATCGAGGACGAGGAAGAAGAATATACGGGAAATGACCCGTATTTAAAAATGTTTTATGGAATGTAGTGAGGTGATTTGTAGTGGCTGACGCGGCAGAATTAGTAGTAAGAATAAGAGGTGATGCGTCCGACTTAGAGGCGACAATAAGCAGTGTTGAAAGTGAATTGTCAAAATTGGAGCAGACGCAAAGCAAAAATAATAATACAAGTACAAAAGGTCTTACGGCATATAAAAAGCAAATGCAAGACGCACAAACCACCTTGCAAACAAGCCGTACGGCATTGACGAATACAAAAAAAGCGTATGAGGATAACGTCAAGTCTGTAAATAAAAATGTTACGGCACTGAAAGCGCAGAAAACGGAATTAGATAAACAAATTTCTTTGCGTTCAAATGAGAAAAGGTTGCTGACAGAGGCGAACAAAAGTCTTGACAAAAACAGTGTTTCGTATAAAGACAATCAAAAGGCATTGAATTGGGTAAATACCGAGATTGAGGCATACACAAAGCAAAGTCAAAGTATATCCGATTCTATTCGTACGCAAGAGGCGGCATTGTCGGGAAGTAAAAAGGCATATACCGACGCACAAGCAACCGTCAAAAAAGCAACAGAGCAATACGAGGAATATGAGAAAGGCTTAAAAGCCGCTGAACGTGCAGATGAGTCGCAGAACCTACAGAATACAGGTAAGCGGTGGAAAGAAGTCGGTGAGGGTATAGATACTGTAACTAAACCGTTACAGTATGCGGCGACTGCACTTGCCGCGGGCGGTGTTGCGAGTGCCAAGTTTGCGATAGATTTTGAAAACAATTTCGCAAATGTAAAGAAAACTGTTGACGGTACACCTGAACAGATTGAAAAGATTAGGCAAGAAATTATAGATATGACGACTGTCGGAATAAACGGACATTCTGCCATTCCTGAAACAACGGCAGAATTAACCGAACTTGCGGCGGCAGGCGGTCAGTTGGGTATAAAAACTGAAAACATATCTAAATTTACTGAAACAATGGCAATGCTCGGCACTGCTACAAATCTGTACGGCGAAGAGGGTGCGGCAACACTTGCAAAGTTCGCAAACGTTACAAAAATGGACCAAGAAAATTTTGACCGTTTGGGAAGTTCAATAGTTGATTTGGGTAACAATTTCGCTACAACAGAATCGGATATAGCTAATATGTCTATGCGTTTAGCTGGTGCAGGTACACAAATCGGATTAAGTCAAGCCGACATATTAGGTATAGCAACCGCATTGTCAAGTGTTGGTATAGAGGCTGAAATGGGTGGTAGTGCGTTCAGTAAGGCTATGATTGCTATGCAAATGGCAACTACAAACGATTATACGCAGGTTAATGACGTTATGAACAAAACAGGAATGTCATTAAGAGATTTGCAACTACTATCCGCAAACAACAGCAAAGACTTCAAGTCATTGGCTGATGGTTTAGGCTACACAAGCACCGAACTAAATTCAATGATTTCGTCAGGCGTACAATTAGAGAATTTCGCTAAAATCACAGGAAAGACAACAGAAGAATTTAAGAATTTGTTCGATTCATCTCCTGCCGAGGCGATAGACGAATTCATCAAAGGTCTACAAAATGCCGACGGTGCAGGTGAAAACGCAATCAGTATGTTGCAGGATATGGGATTTACCGAAGTGCGTTTGCGTGATTCTTTGTTACGTTTGGCAAACAGTGAGGCAGGTATCACCGAGGCGGTAACACGTTCAAATACAGCATGGAACGAAAACATTGCATTGCAGAACGAGTTTGACGCAAAGGCTGAAACAACTGCGTCACAGTTGTCAGTTACCAAAAACAATATTGTTGAGGCGGCAAGAAGTATCGGCGAAACAATGTTGCCGTCAATAAAAGACGCAAGCACCACAGTAGCTAATTTTGCAAAAGGATTGTCGCAAATGTCAGACGAACAAAAACGTGCTGTTGTTAATACGGGTGCGACAGTTATTGCGATAGGTGCTATTTCAAAAGTCAGTGCCGGAGCAATCAAAGGTGTTGGCGGAATTGTTGAGGCAGTAGGCAACATCAAAAAGGCATTTTCAGCAGGCGGAGCATTGGCGAAGTTTGCACCGACATTGACAAGTATCGGTGCGGCGGCAGGTCCTGCCGCATTAGCTGTTGCCGGTATTGCTACAGCGGCTATAGTAGGAAAAGTTGCATATGACAAATGGTATCAATCGCAATACAGGTGGAGCGAGGGACTATCCAAGGGTAATGAAAAGGTCAAAGAAAGCCTTGAAAAATACAAATCGCTGAATGAAGTACAGGGGCAAATCAAATCGTTAAAAATGGTTATTGAAAGCCCCGAAAGCAGTCAAGAACAAGTTGACAATGCAAAAAGCAAGTTAGAAGAAATAAAGGAAATGCTATCGCAAGAATATAATCTTGTAATCAATTCCGATAATTCTAATTTGGACGACGCTGTTGAACAAGTAACCAAACTGTCTAAAAATGAATTGCAGTCTAATATCAATAAGCAACGTTCAGAACTATCAAATCTAATAAATAAAGACGCAAAATACAAAGAGGACCGCCAAATCGCGGAAGATAACTATAACAAAGAATTAGCATTACAGACGAAGTATTCAGAGGCTAAATCAAAAGTTAGTGACATAACTGCAAAAATTTCAAAAAATGAAATAACTGCGGCGGAGGGCTACAAAAAAGCACAAGAAATTTATAAAGAAGTTTCCGGACACGCATACGAAAACGGCACAACAGACCAATCAATGAAGAATGCGCAAGGCGTGTTATCGTCTATTGCGGCAAATTATTCGGTAGCAACAACAGAAGCCAAAAAGTATTACGACCAAGTACAGGCTTTGGACAAATCTCATAAAGAACTACGCGACGTATCAGAAGAACTGGCAAACTATGAAACTGAATTAATTAAAATATCTGCATTAAATCAAGACGGCGCCGGAATTGAACAATCCCTAAAGGATATGAAAGAATTTATCGACGTCGGTAAATTAGATATGAACAGCTATGCACAGTCGGCGGCGTTGGCTATGAATGGTATAGATAACCTATCTACAGTGTGGAAACAGGCGGCAAACGGTGACGGTACAGCATTAAACGGCGTGATTAACGACTATATTCGTTCAATGACGGAATTTGGTGCGTCTTCTGCCGAAACTGCTGTCGGTGTCAGTCTGTTAAATACCGAATGTACGAATATGCAGGATGCAGTTAATAGGGGCAAAATTGAGGATGTAGTTCAGAAAATGAATGAAACAGGTCAAACAATGGGATTGACGACAGAGGAAATCGTTGAGGGTACTGCGTTAATTAAAAACGGATTTGACAGTGTACGCCAAGCCGTTGAAAAAGGCGATATAAACGGCATATTAAAGGATATGATGTCTGAGGGAAGTCAGCAAGGTATTGATATGACAGCGGACAAGTTGACCGAAATGTCGCGTGCTATGGGACTGATACCGAATGAAAAACGTATCAAGATAACCGCAGACGGATTTGAAGTCGTTGATGATTTGACCGCCAAAGTTCGACAACTGGAGGGCAAAAAGTTTGTTGTAACTGTTGACACAGAGGGCAACACAGACGGTGTTGATAATGTCGAGAAAAAGACAAAACAACTTGACGGCAAACAGTGTGAGGTCATATTTACAGCAGACGGAACACCCGCCATTGCAACAATAGATAATACAGAATACAAAATAGCCGAATATGACGGTACAACCGGAACGGCGAAACTAATTGCCAAAAACGGCGAGGCTATCGGCGTTATTGATTTAACCACAGGCAAAATAAATCTGATTCCTACAACACACGATACAGAAATCACAGCACAGGATAACACATCAGCAGGCGTTGAGAGTGCAAAGGCTAATTTAGATACCGTAAAAGATAAAACAGTAACACTGACCGTTCAGACGGTTCAAGTTGGTGGATTGAGTAATCAAAATGTTCCGGCGGCCAAGTTTGGCAGTTCGGGAATGTTCGTAAAAAAAGCTAAAGGTACACAAAATTTTGAGGGCGGTTTGGCAATGGTTAATGATGAAAAGGGTATATCTGACCCACGAGAATTAATCGTTGACAAAGGACGTGCATTTATACCACAGGGCAAGGACGTGTTGTTGCCGTTGTCAAAGGGTGCAAAGGTGTACACAGCGTCACAAACCAAGGCGATAATGTCGGGTATGGGTATACCGCATTACGCAACAGGAAAAGACAATTCGGACGCGTTTACATCAGCCAAGGACGATTGGACGCATTACACAAAAACGCACGCAGTAACGACCGCACAAGAACTTGAAAAGTGGTTAGAATTTCAAGAGAAATTCAAATCGAACGACAAGGATATTGCCGATATAGAGGAACAAATTTTCTCTATTATGCAGAAACAGACGAAAGAGTTCAACGAACAGTCAAAGGCATACCTTGAAAAGCACAGCGCTATAAACGATTGGGGTGATAACGGCGACACACCGCTTGACGCTTTCAAACGTATAAAAGACAGAAATTATCAAGATTTACAAGACGCAAAAATCACTTGGGACGATTATGTTGACAACGTGTCGGACGCAGGCGAAACGCTTTATGACGATATGAAAAGTTACTCTGACAGTTGGCTTGAGCATCAGCAGAAGTATCACGATATGTCGATAGATGACTACATTGCAGGTATCGACAGAGAGGCGGAACGTCTTGAAGAATTTTATGCGAATGACGTTATTAATTATCAAAAATACGTCGAGGAAAAACAGACACTTGAAGAAAAACGTTATGACGCAGTGGCTCAAAAGAATGCTGACGAGTATTCGGCATGGCAAAAGGACGCAGACGCTTGGCAGGAGTTAAGAAGTACATATGATGATTGGGATAAGTACGGTGACAGTGAGGGAGATTTTCTAAAACGCAAAATTGACCGAGTAAAAGAGTTTTACAATGCGGGTAAAATCAGTTTTGAGGAATTTATTGACGACACAAACAAGTACAGTATGGAACTGTACAAGTCGCAATCAAGTGCGGTTGACGAACTGCTCCAAAAGCAACAAGACTATATTTCAAATATCAAAGACGAATTTTCAAAGCAAGAGCAAGAACTTCGTGACAGTTGGGACGTACAGGATCGCAAAACAGATATGTCAGAGGTACAGGCACAACTTGATGTGTACGCAAATTCAGTTACTGATAAGGGGCAACAGAAGTACAAAGAGTTGCAGGAACAAATGAAACAGTTGCAACGTGATGAAGAATTGTACCAACTACAGAAAAAGAATAATGCCACTATTGAAAGTCTTGAGGCTGAATACAAGCAAATGGAGGACGGCAAGAAAAACATTCTTACAGGATTGCAAAATGCCGACATCAACATATCTGCATATGTAGCAACGATAACCGATAAGGTTTCGGCGACAGGCGGTAATATAGAAAGTTTGCTAAGTCGAATGCTTGACAAATTCGATAGTTTCAAAATTGAAAATAATTCAATGAGCGACAACAGGAAGATCATAAATAACTTCATGCAAATGACACCGGAAGAAAAACAAGATGCATTGAACAAATACGTAGGATTATAGGAGGAAAGATATGCGTAACGGTTTTGAATTTAACGGCAAAAATACAACGGATTTTAAGCGAGTGACGGTCAGAACAAAGGACCGTCCCGTATTTCCGCAGGTAAAGGAGTTTACCGCAAGTGCCGACGAAACAGACGGTGAATATGATTTTACTGACGTGTCGGGTCACGAATATTTCAATACACGAAAATTTCAGATTGATTTTAACATCGGTGCGGACAGTACCGAAGAATTAAACAAAAAGCTAACCGCTATAAGCCGTTGGTTTAAGGGCAAAGGCACGCTTATTTTTAACGATATGCCGTTTGTCAAGTGGAACGTAAGGGTAATGGACAGCGTGTCATATACACCCGAACACGACGGCAGAAAAGCCGTTTTGTCAGTGACGTATAAGGCAGAGCCTTTTTCGGAGCTTATATTTGACGCGCTGAACGGACCTTGCCTTGATACATATACGACGCTTGATACAGAAATTCCGATAGGTCAAGATGAATATTTAACATTAAACGGTAATGGCACATACAAAAACATATCGAATATCGGTGATGTACACGTCAAACCTATTATAACCGTAACAGGTGCAACAAATCCTTTCACAATAGGAAATAACGGCAAAAATATCACTGTTAAGCATACGGGCGATATTGTTATTGACTGCGAAAAAGAGATAGCTTACAGCGGAAATACAAGCCTTATGACGGATATATCGGGCGATTTCTTTGAACTTGTCCCGGGATTGGATAACACAATAACAGTAACAGGCGGTGGAGTTGTACAGATAAATTACACGCCTAAATTTTTGTACGACGTAGATTTTGACAATATGAAATGGAGTGAATAACATGGCTTTTAAATTACACGAATGGAACGAAACAGACTTCACAGGCGGTTGCCTTGCGTATCTGAATAAGGCGTACGAAGTGGCGGTGTTCGAGGGATTGCAGGAAACGCACACAGTTTCTTTTAAGTACCCTATGAAAGACGAAAAAGCGGAGCTTATAAAAGAAAATCGTATAGTATCGGTTGAAGGACAAGCATACCGCATTACACTTGTAAAGCGAGATTACAGCGGTTCAAGAATTATGACGGTGAAAGCTAACCGAATATTCTATGATGACGCACTTCACCATCACTTGCCGACAATCGGCAACGATACGGACGTGACAAAATCAACGATTGGTGTTGACCCATACGACGTTATAAAACTTGCGATAGCCGATACAAAGTTTGAGCTTATACCCGACAGTGAACTTAAGGAAATGGGTATGACGAGAATAGGCGCAGACGGCGTTAAAATCGACTTTTACCCGACTGATAAGATAAATACTTATGACGTGATTCAAAACGTCATAGAGGCTTACGGCAGAGGTGAAATATATTATGACAATTACCGATTTGCGGTTGTGGAGCGTATCGGTAAGGATAACGGCGTGAGAATGTCAATAAAAAAGAATATGACAAGTCTTTCAGTCGAGAGAAACACACAAGAGCTGACGACAAGACTGTATATGTACGGCAAGGACGATTTGACGATTTCATCGGTAAACGGCGGCAAGCCGTACATTGACAGTAAAGAGGGTATCGAAAAGTACGGTATTCGTGAGGCATATAGGGATTACAGCGATTACGATGACCCCGAAAAGCTAAAGGCGTTTGGTGAGTGGGACTTAAAGGGCGAGGGTAACGATTTTAGACTTGACCGTCCTCAACTGACAATCACGGGTGATGTGGTTGATTTGAGTAAACTTGCCGAGTACGGTGATTTTTATAAAATTGCGTTGGGTGATACAGTACACGTTTTTGAAGATAATATCGAACATAAACAGCGAATTGTATCAATGACGTATTACCCATACAGCGCAAAACAGCCGTCAGTAACAATCGGTCAGCCGACGTTGGCAAATCCGTATTACCATGCGTGGTATATGAGTAAATTATTAAAAACCATTCAGAAAAATTCGGGCAGAGCGAATAAGCTGAAAACAAGCTACTTCCACGGTACATTGAACAGTACACAAAATCCCGTTGAATCAGATAACAAAAAACTGCTGTTAGACGGTGATTTGCTATATATCGAAGATAATAAGGGCAGACGAAGAATAAACCTCGGAAATATGGACGGTGCGTTCGTTTTTCAGATATTCAATCAGTTATCAGAGAAAACCATTGAAATGGACGACGACGGTAATGTTACTATAACAGGTGTATTTGCCACAGGCACAGACAAAAAGGCAAGAACAGTTATAGATAAGAACGGTATTCAAAGTTACGACGCTGACGGCAATAAGTACGGATTGTGGTGTAATGCACCGAGTAGTAGCGGTCAAGGATATGCCGATTTAATATTGTATTATAACGGGAAAGAAATTTTTCAAGTATATAACAGTATCAGTGAAGCATATATAAAATTACAGGGAAACAATATTTTATACGGTGGTAACGGAGCAACACGAGGAGTAGGACAGTGGAAGTTTGAGCAAGGAGCAAGCGGAACGTTTCAAACGGCAGACGGAAAGACGGTAACTGTTTCGGGCGGTCTTATAACAGGCATTTCATAAAAGATATTTACAAAATTATTCCTTTGTGGTACAATTTAGGTATCACAAAGGAGGTATTTTTATGAAAGGGAATATTAAAAGTTTTATATGCGGTATGCTCGTTATGGGCGTTATATCGTGTGCGGGAGCGTATGCGACTGACGTATGGCAAAATATAAACGTTTTGCCGAATACAATAAAAGTTGTTGTGGACGGTAAAGAAGTACAAGCCGATAATTTCCTATACAACGACACAACATACTTGCCGATAAGGGCAGTTAGTGAAGCGTTGGGGAAAGATGTACAATATGATACCCAAACAAGCACCGCCACAATATCAGAAAAGAAAGAAGATGATACTATGACAGTAACAAGTAAATATACACCGCCGGCAGAATATATAAATAATTCTGATTATATAATTCAAAAGGACGGAGTGTATTATGTGTCAGTAGTTTTTATATGGGATATGATGCAAGGCACTGATTGTAAGCCTGAATACGACCATGATACAAGAGAAGTAAAAATATCAAAGGACAAAAAAGAAATATATTCGTGTCAAGCGATTTTGGTAGAGGATAGAAGTGTTATCCCATACGACCAATTTGTCGACGAGATACAGCCATTGTTGAAGTAAGAAAAAATATGAACAATGCAGAATTAAAAATAAAGACACCTCATTATGGGGGTGTCTACAGTCTGAAAGACATGTAGACAATAGTATATACCAAATAATAAAAAAATACAATAAATTTTTGTAAAAAGTATTGACATACGTGTAAACACGTGTTATAATATATACATACTCAAGGAAAGGGGGGAACAACAAATGCCAATGTTACCAAGAGAGATGATAACATTGCTCAAGAAAAACGGTTTTATGGAAATCGGTCAAAATGGGTCGCATAAAAAAATGTACAATCCAAAGACTAAAAAACAAACGATTGTTCCTTTCCACAACAAACCATTAAAAAAGGGGACAGAGCAAGGCATATTGAAACAAGCGGGGCTTAAATAAGCTCCGCGAGTTTCGGCATATATATATTATTTATAAGGAGGTTTTTGTATGTCAAAACATTTATATCCTGCTATTTTTACAGAAGAACAGGACGGATATTCCGTGACATTTCCCGATTTTGAGGGGTGTTTTTCGGAGGGAGATACATTAGAAGAAGCCTATGAAATGGCGATTGACGCGTTGGGCTTGTATTTAGAAGACGGCAATAAAGACTTTGAATACCCAAAGGCAACAAATCCGAAAAATATTGTTACAGGCGAAAATGAATTTATCGTAATGATAGAATTTGATATGATTGAGTATATGAAAAAGCATGGTAATAAGGCTATCAAGAAAACATTAACAATTCCGGCATGGCTCAATGAATTGGCTGTGAGAGAAAATGTCAATTTCTCTCAAACACTACAAAACGCATTAGTTGAACAACTAAAAATAGCACAATAAATAATATCTGAAAGCACGTCTTACGGCGTGCTTTTTTCGTACAAAAAATGAGGTGACGTTAATGTACAGAAGAATACCACCATAGCACGCTTACGGCGTGTTTTTTTAATGAAATCCCAATCAATTACGATTTAGAAAGGACGGATAAAATGAAATTAAATTTTAATTTTGACGGTAAAACGTTTTTATCGAAATGGTGGAAGATTGTTCGTGATAATTTCACGGCAATTCAAACCGAGCATAACACACTGTCCAACAAATTGGACACAGAAATAACGCAACGCACTAACGCTGATGTAGGTTTGGCGGACAAAATCACCGCCGAAACCAAAGCGAGGGAAAGTGCGGATAGTTCGTTAAGCAGTCGCATAAACAACGAAGTGACAATACGACAGGCGGCGGATAACGAACTGCAACGTAATATAGACAGTGAAATCACCGAAAGGCAGACGGCGGATACCAATATTTCAAATTCGGTGAAAGCCGAAGAATCAGCAAGAAAAAGCGCTGACAAAGAATTGAAAGTGCGTATTGATGAAATCAATGCGAACACCGAAACAACTATACTGTTTGGCGACAAAAAGCAACATACAGTAAAATTTGTTGCACCGAGTAAGCCTACACTATATTTTGACGGACAACAAGAATATTATGGCGAGAGTATGGCGGTTGATATTACACTGAAAGACGCGTTTTGCATTGACGGGAAACAGATTGCCGGAACGTTTTCAGAACCGTGTATAAATGTACCGATAGACGGCATTTATATTGTTGTTCGCTATGATTTTAGTAATAATATGTGTAGTATATCATCAAATTCTACATCTGTACCGTCGGCAATTTCGGGTGATGTATGGACATTTACATTGTATCATATTGACGATATAAATTTAGAAATGAAGATAGACAGCGAATCGCCGACAGGGGAAAGATATGAGTTTGTATCGGCGACGGTTGATTATGTCATAGAAAACGAAAATACCACAGGCGACAGTTATTTCATAACCAATACATACGAACGTGTTCGTACATTGGCAGATTTGGCAACTGTCAATAAAAATTCATTTATTGACGCTGTAAATGAAAATGCAAAAAATATTACAGACATTGCAAAAAATCAAATATTTGTCGTGTGCGACGGCGACCACGACGAATTAAAGTTACAAGCGGCAATAAGCACCGCACCATACAATAGTGTTATCTATCCTGTAGGTACAAAATGTGTTTTGACAAACGAAAATACCATACGTGGTTATGGATTGCCGGAAAGTAGCGGTAGGGCTATTATATCATTAAAAGGCAGTATGACCTTAGATGGGTCAATGTGTGATGATTTCATTTTTAAAAATACAAATCCTGCTGAAAAACAACACATTTTTCACATACCACAATCAACGACAATGAAAAATGTAAAATTCGAAGAAGATATCAAAACAGTGACATCTGATACAATTAATCCAATAGTATTATTTGCTGAAACTGAATCGGAAATAGTGTCCTGTTCATTTGTCAATATATTTAGCACTCATCAATTAGGTGTATCAACGTTTAAATTGGGTAAAGTACTATTTTTTAATAATGTTATAAATGGATTTGAGGGTGCTCCAGGAAATGTAATAACGAGAGAAATTAGCATTGCAAATTATGCAAAAATAATAGGGAACGAATTTTTAGATTTCACACAAAACAAACAGTGTTTGGGGTATATGCTTTCGGCGTCAAAAATTTTCTTTCAAGATAATTATATTGAAAATTGCGAAAATTGTATAATGTCGTTAGGTGGAAATATTATAGGAAATGTTTTTAGTTCTATTGAAAATTGTACTATTAACTGTGGTGGCGAAATTATAGGCAATACCTTCTCGTCAATATACCAAAATGAAGATACGTCATTCTTGACAAATTCGGGTAGACTAATTGGGAATCAATTTACTTCAATAAGAATTACTGGGGAATATGTTCAATTCATTGATTGTAGTAATTCTTCTATTATATCAGATAATTATATGTCTATCGCATCTATACCGGCGACAGGAAGTTGCTCATTGATAAGTGCATCTGGCAGGACATTAATCTTAAATAATAGTTTCTCTACTTCATCATCATTAGCCGACAATAACGAGTTTAATCTTTTAGATGTCGATGGTAACACAGTAATCAAAAACAATGTAACAAGTGCTAAATCTTTTGGTAGAATTGCAGATACTTGTATTGCAGAAGGAAATATAACATCGTGGAGTTAAGGAGGCTATTATGTACAAATTTTATAGTAAAAACGGGCAGGCGCAATTCTATGAACACGGTGTCGAAATTGACGGCACTGTGTACGGAATACACGCCGATAGGGATATATTACGTATAAAACGCAGGATTGTCAATGATAAATTCGCTGAAACTGACGGTGATTTCGATATGGACACAGAAATTGCAAAAATTAAGCATACAGACATCACATTTGAACAGCCTACGGCAGAACAGCTGTCACAGATACAGTCAAAAACATTTGACAGTATGTCGGATATGAAACAATATGTTCAGTCCGTTATGAACGGCGACGAAACAATGTCACAGGACGAAATCAACGCAATGCTGATGTTACAGATTGCAGAGTTAAAGGAAGGTGTTGGCGGTGAATAAAACATTGATACGTAAATACTATCAAATGGGTATTTACAAAGAGAAACACCTTGACATATTCGTCAAAGCGGGATATATCACAGAAAACGAGAAGAAAGAAATTAAGGAGGGCTGATATGGAGGCAGAAAACGAAAAAGAAGTGTGGGAGCGTCTGACTGCCGTAGAGCAGTCCACCAAGTCGGCACACCATAGAATTGACGGTATCGAAAAACTGACCGAGAGCGTCCACATCATAGCTACGGAAACAAAGGCTATGCGTGAGGACGTGAACGATATTACATCACGGGTAGACGAAATAGAAAAACGTCCTACAAAGCGATACGAAACAGTCGTTACCGCCATTATTACGGCAATAGTGGGCGGTTTGATAGGTTATTTTGTTAAAATGTTAGGATTTTAGTATTTTAGGAGGTACATAAAAATGAAAGAATGGTTTAAATGTGCAGGTATTCGTGCAATAAAAACAGTTGCACAAACAGCAGTTGCCACTATTGGCACTGCTGTTGCATTGGGAGACGTAAATTGGGTATTGGTAGGTAGTGCATCTGCACTTGCAGGAATACTTTCTCTGCTAACATCTATTGCAGGTCTTCCTGAAATTCAAGAAAAGAATTGAGGGGATACATATGCGAACAATAAATGATGGATTTCCAATCAAACAGTTCAATGGTATTGACATTGATACGTCAATACAGTCATCATCGGCAAACTACTATACATATAGCAGTCGTGTGGTGAAATTCATTGTAATTCATTATACAGGAAATAAAAAGGACACAGCCAAAAATAATGCAACATTTTTTCACAATGGAGCAAGAAAATCGTCTGCTAATTATTTTATGGACGAAGCCGAGTGTTATCAATCAGTTGCGTTAAATAATGCGGCGTGGGCGGTCGGCGGTACATCGGTGTATAAACACGCCGACTGCCGAAATAAAAACAGCATATCCATTGAAATGTGTTGTAGCGGTAATTCTATTGTGTCAGAAAAAACAATCAACAATACCGCATATTTATGTGCTGAATTGTGTAAATACATAGGCATTACAGCAGATACAGTTGATATATTTGTTTTGCGCCACTATGACGTGTGGGACAAACAGTGTCCGGCACAGTGGGCAACTGAGAACAGTGCCGGTTGGATGACATTCAAAGAAAAAGTTAAGGCGATTTTAAGAAATGAGGAGGGACTGACAATGGAGCAGTACAATGAATTAAAAAATCTAATAGAGAAACAGGAGGCGGCTATTTCAGCACTACAAATAGAAAACAAGGAGTTAAAAGCCGTAGTGCAAAGTACAATGGTGTATGACTATAACGATGGCAACATGCCATCGTGGGCAAGAACGGCAGTACAAGCCGCGCAAGATTACGGCGCATTGGTCGGTGACGAGCAAGGGAGATTGGGACTATCTTATAAGGACCTACGAACTATTGTGCGTGAATACCGTTGTGGCCTGTATAGTAAATAATATGAGGTAAAAGCTACAATTTATGATTATAATTGGTTGAACTCTTAAAAATGAAAATATAAAAATATTATGTATATATGGACAAGAGTTATATTTTGTGTTAAAATCATAATGTGATTCGGGGGTGAATATTATAAAAAGGAAAATAAAAAATAAAATTTGGCATGATAATAGATGTAAGAAAAAGTTGAAGTTTATCACTAAATATAACAAGAATAGACGTCGAACTTCAGAAAGATATATGTTGGAAAGAGAAATAGAATGTGACAATCAAATTATTCATGATGTTCATTCGATTACTATAAAATGCCAAGCCCCACAAAATTTCAGTATTATGGATAATACTGAGGAAACCATAGGTTTTTTTAATTATATTCTGTATCAAATGAATAGAACTAAAAGAACGAATAAAAAAGTTATTTTCTTCTTGGATTTAAGTGATATTCAAAAAATTGATACGGATGCATTGATGTATTTGATAGCATTAATGAATGATTTACATAGTAACATATTAAAAAAATACAGTTTCAAAGGTACATTTCCTGAAGACAAAAGTGTTCATCGCATTTTAACCGAATCGGGTTTTTTGGACTATGTAAAATCAAATAGAACTCACATAATACCTCGTAGCAATAAGATTCAAATTAGGCATGGAACAAAAAATACTCCTGACATTGCGAGGGAGGCATGTGAAATGGTTCAGACGATATGTAATATTGACCGTATTAAAACAATATCATTATACAATATATTAGTAGAATTAATGGACAACACAAAGAATCATGCCTATACTAAAAAAACAATGCAATCTTCTTCAGCAAATTCGTGGTATTTATTTGCTGAAGAAACTGATGATAGTATTCGTTTTGTTTTTTTAGATACTGGATTGGGCATACCATGTACTGTATATAAAAATTGGCACGAAAGACTACCGCTAGTAAAGAAAGATTCTGAGTTTATATGTTCAGCATTGAGAGGTGATTTTAGAACAGAAACTCAAAAAGATAATAGAAGTAAAGGACTCCCGCAGATTTCACTCGAATGCATAAGAGGAATAATACATCATGGTACAGTAATTTCAGGAAAAGGTTTCTGCAGAATTTTACATACAAAAACAAAAGATGTAGCGCAATATAAAAAGAAAGATTTAAAAAATAAAATTAGCGGAACTTTATTTAGCTGGTACATTTCAAAAAAAAAG